TATTTCTATATCCTCCATAATCACCTACCCACAGATCATCCGCTTCATCTAATATATTTTTTTTAGTTATTTCTTTACTACCATATGTTTTAGTTGAATAACCCATATCCATATCTTTATACTTTTCAGGTTTAGCTCCTTTAACCTTACTTCCTACTTGCGTATTTAAACTTATATTTCCTTTAGATTTTTTTATATTATATACTGCATCAACTGCAGCATCAGCTTCAGTGCTAATTCTTGTAGTGTCACTTTTTGATACCGGACTATATATATTATTTCCCTCATCTGCTAAACTAGCATTTTTTCCTTTACTTAATTTAGCTAAAATTTTTCTTCCTTTATCTGTTAAAGCTTCAAATGAGTAATTAACCCAATTACCACCGCTCCACATACCATCTATGTTTTCCCAATCACCATCTCCTCTTAAACTTATTTTAATATCATCCATTGCTTTAGCTGCTGGTTTTGCTAATTTAAAATATTTACCAACTATAGGTAAAGCTGCAGCTCCACCCATTAATTTTAAAAATGTTCTTCTAGTCATTCCTTTGCCTTCTTTAAAACCAACACGTCCGCCTTCTTTCATAAATAAACTCATGTAAGGTTCTAATAGATTATATAGTTCATAAGTTATTTCCATATCTGTTAGGCCCTTGGTCCACGGTCCTTTAGGAGCGTACTCTTCATATTTTTTCAATAGACCACCATTTTTCAAACCGATAATGCCGCCGTCTTTTTTTCCAATGTGACTGTTCCAAAGATCAACGCCAGGTCCCATTTGAAATTCTTGAAAGCTCATCCATTGATCATAGCCGCCTTTACCGTCAAAATAATAATTTCTCATCCATTTTTCAGATGGTGTCATTCCACCATCTTTAAGACCTACTCTGCCGCCTTTTGCAAGATAGTCGCCTTCAAATAAAACATCTGCCATAAATTCTTCAAAACTTTTACCCGTTCCGTCAAATCCGCCTGCTGCGTCATATAGTTCTTTAACTATTTTAGTTCTGTCTGTTGCATAACCAACTTGTTGTGGTTGTGTTTCTCCAAGCATACCGGCTAAACCACCTTCTGCATGGAAAGTTGTTTTTTTATCAATAGCTTTTTTTAATATTTCTTCAGTAGTATCAATTTCATATTTAGGCATAGTGGGTTTAGAACTTCCGTCATCAAGAGATTTATAAAAGTCCTTCCAAAACTTTTCTAAATTTTTACCAAATCTTATTTTACTATCATCTAATTTTTTAAGTTGATCTATTTCTTGTTTAGAATATTTTTTCTTTTTACCAAATAAAAGTTGTAATAAATCTCTTCTAGATGTACCTCCAACTGTTGTTTTAAAATCACTTACTAATAATGGTGATTCTGGAGTTTCCTTTAATTTTTCATATAAGCCTTTAGGTGGTTTCAAGTTTTTTATAAGAGACCCTAATCCTAGTCTCATAAGTATAGAAGAAGGTATAGGGGGAAGTTTACCCCACTCACCTTCTTCCATTTTCATATCTTGAATAAAATCGGTGTTTTTAATGTCTTGCAACATTTGATCCCAGCCTTCTTTAGGAGACATGTTGTTGTATCTAGTTGCAAAGTCATATTCATTAAACTTATCTTGAAAATATACAGGGCTTCCAGTAAATCCTCCGTTATCAAATTTTTTAGGAGGATATCTTTCATAGTCTCCTTCATTTAAATATAAATTTTCATCATCAATGGCACTTGTCCAACCTTCAGAAATAGTACCCGTAAATCGTTTTAGAAAATTGTCTCTTTCTTCTTTGGTAATAGCTTCTTTTTCAACACCTTCATTTAAAGTATCTGACATCATTTGAAGATACATTTTAGGTCCAACTCCACCTTTTATTTCTCTTAAAAAATCTAATTTTTCTTCAAAGTTATAAGGTTTAGGTTGTGGGAGTATTATACCACCATCATCAAACTCACCTCTTTTTCTTTTGGTATAATAATCCATAAAATCTATTTTCTTACCTTCTTTTTTAAAAGGATTAAATTTTTTTAATTTTTTTCCACCTAATTCTATTAATTCATCAAAACTTTCATTGCCTCGTAAATTTTTAAAAGGATCATTTTCAACAACTTCAGGTTTCCAATTATCAAAAGGTCTATCTCTTTTTAAATCGTCTCTAATTTTATTAGCAATATTTTTTGTATTTTCTTTACCGAGTAAAGCGTTGTATTTATCTACTAACCACTTATTAGCTTCGTTGGTATTTAAATCACCAAACTTTTTCTTTGCCAATTGCATGGCTTGCTTCCATAAAAGATTTTTTATCATTAATAATAATCCCTTTTAACCAATTCACGTTTTTCTTCGACATAATCTTCAGGGTGTGCAACAAATCCACCTTGTCTAAATCGCATTACCGCTTGAGTCATGCTGTCGACTAAATCGTCATGATCTCCGTGCGGGAATGCAGCACATTCCTCGATAACCTCTTCAGCAAATTTTTGTTCAGGTGCCCAAATCATTCCTGACTCAAATAAAGGTGCTACTGAGTTTACTCTAGCATGTTTATCATTTCCTTTGCTCGGTGTAAAGTTCACTACTGGGATATCCATCTTTCTAAGCTCATATGTAAGTGGTAAACCTGATGCCTTAGCTTCAACTAAAACTGTTTCAGGTTCCCAGTACTTATACTGCTCTAAAGCCTTTCTTCTTAGTTCTGGAAACTCATATCTGCCTTTTACAGCATCTAAAAGCATTAATTGCGCTCCTTGGTCTTCAGATGGGTAAAATACACCCCAAGTAGTGATTGCAGAGTAGTCTGCAGTCTCAGATTTCAAAAATGCGGTGTCATACGACTGAATTACGTGTTGAAGTGGTGGAATGTACTTAGATGTCCATGGTCTCCACCATTCTCGCTTAATTATTGCTCCTTCTTCCGAAGTTGGCTTCTGCATCCACTGCGCATTCCACTTTTGAACGGGTAAAGTTGCTTTTACTTTCTCTAATTCATCTTTATTCCAATATTCTGGCCAAACCGAAGTTCCGTTGTCCAAGATTGCTGGGAATTCGACCACTTCCCATTGATCACCCTTCACTTCTTTCTGGTTATTAAGTAAAATTCCAGTTAAATCCTTAGTTGACCAACGTGTCATTACTAAAACGATCTTTCCACCTGGTTGTAAACGTTGTCGAGGACCAGATGTGTACCATTCGTACGCATTTTCCATAGCGTTAGGGCTTAATGCGTCTTGCTCTGAGTGTGGATCGTCAATAATCAGCAAATCCGCACCACGACCCGTGATTGCTCCACCAACACCAGCTGCAAAGTACTCTCCACCTTGGGACGTTTCCCAACGACCTGCTGCTTTTGAGTCTTCTTGTAGGGTTGTTTTAAAAATTTTTGCGTATTCTTCACTATCAATTAGGTGTTTTGCCTTACGACCAAATCTAATGGCCAATTCTCCTGTGTGCGTTGCTTGAATAATCTTTAATTTTGGTTGACGGCCCACCATCCACGCTGGTAGCAAGAAAGATGCAAACTCAGACTTCGTGTGTCTGGGCGGCATATTGACGATTAAACGGGTAATTTTACCCGAAGCAAGGTCATTGAACTTCTTTGCAATATGTCTGTGGTGTGCGCCTTCAATAAATTCAGGCCACACAGTCTTAACAAAGCTTAAAAAGTCATGTTGTGCTTTATTCTGTATCTTTTTTTCAGCATGCATAACCTGAAGTTGTTTAAACTGTTTTCTAACGTCTGAAGGGAGCTTACTAATGTCTACTTGATTTAAATTCATACAAAATTTTATAAAATTTTTTGCACTTTCTTTTTAAGTGAAAATGTTTTTAGCACGATTGACAGTCTAAATCAATGTTAAAGGAGAAAAGTAATGGGACCCCTTTTAAAAAAAAGGGGGTTGGGGTGCGATGTTTCGTCACGTTTGAGATTGGGTTTGGGTCCTACTTGGAGACCGCGCGAAGCGCGGTGCGACATTTTGTCGCAGTGTCATTATGTCACATTGACAGCGCGGAGCGCGGGCCGCGACACTTTGTCACCTTGACAAAGTGCTGCGACATCTTGTCACATTGACTATTATTTACTTGACACAAAATAATCAACAGCTTTTTGTGCTTGTGCTGTTGCACCTGTTAAGAATGTATAATCATTTTGTAAACATTGAATCCATGAGTTTAAATATTTAGCATGATTGTCTCTAATTGTTTTAGTGAAATTAAATTCATGTGAAAATAAAATACTTCCAATCTCAGCAATTAATTCTTCATAAGCATAAGATTTTTTTCTATCTTCAAATTTATCTTTACGATTTAATCTATCTTCATGTCCTGTTGCATGAGTCAATTCATGAAATAAAGTTGAATAATAATGAACAGTTGCATCAGATTCTTTAGTGTCTTTAAAATTAGATTTTAATTCCATATTAATAAAATCCTCAGACGGTCTATAAAAACAACCGTTGCCGTCAGTATGTTTAATTTCAACTTTAGTTGCTTTTACAAAATTATCAATTTCAGTAATTGAATATTGTTTACCAGTTTTAAATATTGCTGGTGAAAATTTTGATTCAGTTAAATCAACTTGATCAATATTAAACACTTTAGAATAATTTAAAATCATACCTTTTTGAACTTCCTTAGTAGGGTTAATTTTAGACTTTTCCATAATTGGTCTATAAAATACAATCGGTGTTCCAGTTGTACCCTTCTTAACTTGAGCATTTAAACTAGCCCATTGTTTATAAGATGCAAAAATCGGACTTGAATATTCTTTTTGCTGAGTCTCATAATTAAGCATCAAAAAATTAATGCCTTTATATCTTTTATTAGTTGACGCATTTACTGGCATTGAATTTCTTTTAAATATACAATCCCAGTTAGTACCATTTTTAATCATCGCTTGAGCCAAATTGCCTGCGAAGTCTTGTAAGTATTTTTTTGTTTTTGACATTTATTTCTCCTGTATTAAATTAGTGTAATTATACCAAATTTCAAATAAAAAGTAAATGGTCAATAATGTCGCACCTTGAAATAACCTGCGACAATTTGTCATGTTCCAATTTCCTATCAATATGCTAATATTAGATATTATGTTAAAATATATAAATCAAATAAACAAAGCATTAAAAATAGGTGATGAATTTACTATTTATTATGCACCGACATATACAAAGGACGGTCAAGATCAAACTGAAGTATATGAATATCATCAATACGAAGTCAATTCAAGATTGGCAAGATGGGACGAAGGTTGCAAGATAAATAAAACAGGATCATTGACCTATTTTGATGTTGAAAAAAATTCTCATAGGACAGCAATCCAAACATTACAACCTGTGAGAATTTATTTAAATAAACAAATGTATGTTTGGAAGGAAGTGAAATAATATGAATGATGAATTATATTTTGTAATTAGAGTGTGGAATTTTCCTCACAATGATACAACTCAATATAGTATAGTTAGTGATAAAGCCTACAATCTTGATAAAGCAATGAATATAAAAATTGCTCAAGATATTATGGAAACTAATGAAAATATCAGTTTTCAAATTCAAAAAGTGAATTTGATGAATGTAGGTAAAACTAAAATAGCGAGTTAGTCAATAAGACATAATAACCCAGCGACAATTTGTCGCTGGGTTTTTTTATCGCTGCGACATTTTGTCGCAGCGACAGATATATTTATATTTAGCTTCAAGCCCCAAGCATCAAGCTATGAGATAACTACATAGTTTTTATTAGTCTTACCATCTTCATCATATCTCCAATCCACTCTATACAGATAGTCTAAACTAATTTCATCATCATCATCTCGGTACTCGGCTACAACCCTAGCATCAGGGTTGTAGCTTTTTAGAACCTTGATAAGTTCTTTAACTTTCATCATAACTTATTTTCTCGGTAATGCTGGTAGTTTTCTTTCCCAAGAAACACCAACCATTTTAAATAAGTTATCAAGTGTAGCTTTTAGCTCGTCAGATACACTAGCTTCTTTAACCTTATCCTTTGCACTATTTTGTAATGCTTTTAGGAACGCCAGTCGTTGTCCTTGTGGCGTGGTTTCAGCAAATTGTTCAGCTTGTTTTTCTGCCCATTTTTCTAGCTGACTGATACAATCTTTGACCGAGATAGTTTCCTTATCATCTCTATCAAATTTGTAATCCTTTGCTTTGCTGTAAGACACGATACTAGACGCTTTAGCATTGAAAAACACATACGCTTGTCTTGACGCTGTTCGTTTTTCTTCTTCAGCTTTTCGTAGTCTTGCTATCACTTTATCTGCACCTATTGACTTACCAAACTTATCTACTCCTTTATCAAGTATTTTATTTATAGTAGTCTTTAGTTTCAGTTCTTCTCTCTCTATTTCAGGTTCTAACAACTTATCAATCTTACTCTCAAAGTGTTCTCGCTGATGTAGTTTGAGTTCCATACCTTTACTCATATTAACC